AAAGGTGCAGACGGAGCAGCAGGAGCTACTGGATCAACTGGACCGCAAGGCCCAGCTGGAACCGATGCAAGTCTTTCTAGCATAACGTCTACGGTAAGTTTGGCAAGCCCGTCTGGAACATCATACGGAGTTGCCTCCGATTGGTACCCAGTAGTAGATAATTATAAATCAATTGGTGCAATTACAAATGGCACCACAGTATTTGAGAATCATAGGTGGAAAACAATTTATTCCAATACCGCAGCAATAAGCACTTCGGACGTTAATTCTAAAAAAGACATAACTGCAACAGATCTTGGTTTAAATTTTATAAATTCTTTAAATCCAGTAAGTTATAGATTTAAGGTAGGAGAAAATTTAGTTGAAAAAGATTCAAATAATAATCTTATTATAACTGCAAAGCCAGGAACAAGAAAGCATTATGGCTTAATCGCACAGGAAGTAAAACAAGTCTTAGATGAAGCTAATGTTGAAGATTTTGGAGGATGGGTTTTAATAGATAAAGATAACCCAGACTCAGAGCAAGCACTAAGATATGAAGAGTTTATTTCTCCTTTAATCAAAGCGGTGCAAGAACTCACAGCAAGAGTAGAATCACTAGAAGAACAGTAGGTTCAACATGTCCTACAAAAATATAGTTTTAAATGATAGCCCAAATTCTTTTTATTTACTAGATGAAGTTAGATCTGGAACAACTGGGGCATACTCGGTAATAACTTCAACATTTGCAACATACCAACAATTAAAGGACAGCGGCCTTACATACGCTGGTCTCAGCGGATTGCCTGTATACGATTATTCTGGAAACATTAATGATGGTTATGCAATTGAATCTTCTTCTAAAGAATTAATGCCACTAATTTCTGGAGGCATAAGAGGCACACAAGTTCTTCCTAGTACATCTATACATTACACTCCTCAAGGAATTGCTACAAAATACTATAAAGACAATTCTTTTACAATAGAAGCCTGGTGCTCTTTGCCAGAGACTCAAAGCAATATTACTATAGTTGGCGACACAGATATTAATATGGGTATATTTTATGAAAACGGAAACATTATATTTAGAGTCGGCAACAATGAAATTGAATACACGGCATCACACACAGAAGCAATATATATTGTGGCATTATTTCAAAGTAAATCAATGTCTTTGTATATCAATGGATCACTCGTAGACTCAGCATCAATAGACCAATACCAATTTTCAAATAACACAATTGATTTTAAGACAGGCCCAGCAGACGGCAAATTCGTAATTGATTCAGTTGGATTTTATAAATTTAATTTATCGGACGATCAAATAAACAATCATTACATTCAAGGGATTAAAGAAATTAATTCTTCACAAATAGTTAATGTTGATAGCGGATACATGTTTAGTATGAACGCACAGCCTATTAAACCAAAGTTTAAGTTTTCTTATCCTGAATCTAGATCTTGGGGTTCTGTAGTTGGAGACGGAATATCCATATCTGGCGATAATTCTTATATATATTTTCCAAAAACAACAGAGTCTTTGCCCGCCACATTCTCATTTACAGATTCTTTTATTGTGCCTAATTATTTAAACATAACGACAAGCCAAATATATTGGTCAAATGATGTTGATGGAATAACTGTAGAGGCAAGTTTAAACGGAACAACATGGCGGGAATGCCGAAATGGAAGACCATTACCATACTTTAATAAGAATGAAAACCAAGTATCAGACCTACTATATATAAGAGTAACAGTTGATTCCGATGACACAAGTAAATATCAGCCTATATTAAAAAACTTAGAAATATTATTTTATAGCTCAAAAGATTTTTATAGCGACAATTCGGGATATTATTTGTCTTCAAGCTTTGACTATTCATTACCAAAGACTAATAGCCGTATCTTGTCTTACAATAAGAATAATGGGTTAAAGATGTATGATGGACATGGATTCTCATTAAACAATGTCCCAGCAATTAAAGCAGTAGAGCTTATATTCACACCAGCGAGTGGACAGAATGTCCTGGTTTCTGGATCATCAAAGATTTATGAATGGGATGCTAATGGAGCTATTTCAAAAACAGCAGTTTCTTCAATATACGTAAATGGTATAAATCGGACATCTGCAACAAATGTATATGACTTTATGTCAGTGGGTTTTCCACACCATGTTGTTATCAATTTTACCTCAGCTGCAACAAATATAAAGTTTAATCAAAATCAGACAGACTCAAAGTCTGGTATTGGAAGCATGTATAACAATTTAGCAGTATACGAAGACAATCTAATTGCAAGCCAAATACTACAACATTATTTGTTATATACGGGAAATATATTAAATTCAATAAATGACACCTCAATGACCATATCTGAGGGGTCTACTGGTAACGACCTGACATCCTTTACATTAACTTCTGTAGAGCCATTGTCTATAAGCCTATAAATCCTGTAATAGTATGTACAGAATCTGGACTTTGACACCAGATAATGGTATGATTATGGTCTATGGAAATCTTAAATAAAAAAACCAAAACTGTTGAAGAGACAACCCTAGGAATCTACGTGTGGGAAATGCCTGATGGCCGATGGATTGGAGACGATGATGGGAACTTTATTTCGATTACGTCAATCAAAGGAAATAGATCCAAAATCGATGCTTTGGCTAGAGAAGTTCGCTCATTCGGTATTGAGGTCGGCCAACCCAAGTTCCTATCTGGCCGCAGAAAAATTGACGACGAAGAATTTGAACATCAAAACGAAAGACTTAAGTGGGGACTAACTCCAGATCCTTTGGATATAGGAGTTTATAAAGATTCAATGCTAAGAAACGGGGCAGTCCAATGACACGCAATATAGAATTTTTACAAGATGAGGACTCATCTAATACAGTTGATATTTCAAATACATCTGATTGGTTTCATTTTCAAAAGGCAGAGGAATCAGAAGACCCATTTAAGATAGGCTTAGAAGAAATCAAAAAGCTTAGGGGATTGGGAACAAACTTTAAACGTAAAATTAACCGTGATTTTTCAAAAGCATTTGTTGGAAAAGATGGGGCTGGCACACAGTAAAATCTTTTGCAACAAGCAATTAGCGGATATGCATTATTTGATCTTGTAGAGCCAACATATAACCTAGAATACCTTTCAAAAATTTATGAGGTTTCAACATATAATTATGCAGCAATTAACGCAAAGGTTTCAAATATTGTTGGCCTTGGATACATGTTTGCGGAGACATCAAAAGCTAAAGATGCAATGGACGCCATAACCGATCAGAAGCAGGTAGATCGAGCACGTGCAAAAATTGATAGAATTAAAACACAGTTAGATAGATGGCTAGATGACTGCAATGAAGAAGAATCATTTACAGAGACCCTTATAAAGGCCTACACAGACCTTGAGGCGACTGGAAACGGCTACATAGAGGTAGGGCGTACAACAGCAGGAGATGTAGGCTATATCGGCCATATACCAGCTAAAACAATGCGTGTACGAAGATTCCGTGATGGCTTTATTCAATTGCTTTATGGTAAGGCAGTTTACTTCCGCAATTTTGGAGACCTTGAAACACCAAGCCCAATTGCTGGACAAGAAGATCGACCAAATGAAATTATACATTTAAAGAAATATACTCCAATGAATAACTACTACGGAGTCCCAGATATTATTGCAGCACAACAAGCGCTGGCGGGAAATGAATTTGCTGGAAGATACAACTTAGACTACTTTGAAAATAAGGCGGTCCCAAGATATATTATTACAGTAAAGGGAGCAAAGCTTTCTCCAGAGTCAGAAAGAAAACTACTTGAATTTTTCCAGGTTGGATTAAAGGGCAAGAACCATAGATCCCTTTATATACCTCTGCCAGCAGATACACCAGATTCAAAAACTGAATTTAAGATGGAGCCAATTGAAGCAGGCGAGCAAGAGTCTTCATTTAATATCTATCGTAAATCTAATAGAGATGAAATTCTTTTGGCTCACCGTGTTCCAATTAGCAAGATTGGCATACCAGAAGGAATTAACCTTGCCGCCGCCCGAGATGCAGATAAAACATTTAAAGAGCAGGTTTGTCGCCCATCACAAGATAGACTTGAAAAGAAATTAAATTATTTAATTGCAGAAAAAACAGATGTCGTACAATTAAAATTTAATGAGCTTAGCCTGACAGACGAAGAAACTCAAAGCCGCATCGATGAGATTTATTTAAGAATGCAGGTAATAACCCCAAACGAAGTCCGTATTAGAAAAAATATGACAACCGTTGACGGAGGGGATGAAATGGTAGATTTAAAGCCACAACAGGTAGCTGACCAAAAGGCAAAATCAAATGGCAATAAAAAACGAGATCAGCAAAGATCTGCAAATGCCCCAGATAAAAGCGGAGAAGCCAGGAACCCTAAAGGCGATGGGCCAAAAGTCAAATAAGTTTAATCAACTGCTATTTGCGTTATAGTCGATAAACCATTAAAATTAAGCATATGAACATTGAAAAGGGCCACTGGTCAAGTAATGGCGACAACCTACATTTGTCGATCCCATTTACTAAGGTCAACCGAGAAAATAGAACTGTATCTGGTTTTGCAACATTAGACAATGTTGACCAAACAGGAGATGTCGTAACGGCAGAAGCAAGCGTAAAAGCCTTTGAAAACTTTAGAGGAAATCTACGCGAGATGCATCAATCAATTGCGGTTGGTAAAGTTGTCTCATTTAAACCAGAAACATACTATGACCAAAAATCTCAAACATTTTATAATGGCGTTTATGTAACATCATACATTTCAAAGGGTGCTCACGATACTTGGGAAAAAGTTCTTGATGGCACTCTTTCTGGTTTCTCAATTGGCGGAAAAATTAAAGAGTCAGATAATGAAATCAACAAAGCTACAGGAGAGTCAGTCCGATTTATAAAGGACTACGATCTAGTAGAACTTTCAATTGTTGACTCACCAGCAAACGAGCTATGTAACATTTTTTCAATTGAAAAAGTAAATGGTCAAATGGTGTATAAGGGTATTGCCACAGAAGTTGTAACAGAAAATATTTTTTACTGTCAAGAAAGTGATTCTGTATTTATGTCAACAGAAAAAACTTTTGAGTCGCCAGTATCAGGAAAGCCTGCCGTATTAATTGGTTGGGTGGAGAGCTCAGATATGAATAAATCAAAAGAAATAAATAGAATTCTTGCTTCATTTAAGAAGTCAAGATTACCGTTGCCTGAAACACAATTAGCAAAACAGGCAAACGTAGAAGGAGGTAATGAGATGTCAGACGTAACAAATGATGTGGTTGCAGAAGCCGTAGAAGCAGAAGCAATTATTGAAAAGTCTGTCGATGTTGTAGAAGCACCAATTACAGATGTAGTTGTTGAAGAAACAGCAGAAGATACAGCTCCTGCCGACTCCGTTGAAAAAGCAGCCGAACTCGATAATGCTGAGGTCATGGTTGATGAACCTGATTTTGCAAAGATGTTAGGCGATCTAAAAGGCTTTTTCGCAGAGACACTCACAAAGGCTACAGAAGCCAATGCTGTACAGGTCGCAGAGATTAAAACATCTGTTGAATCTTTCAGCAAA